TCCGTTTGTTAACGGGGCCAAAGTTGGTGCCGTCGAACGCTTGCTCAATATACTCATCTGTGATGTGGTCGCAGTTAACCGGTTTAGCCATTGCCATCCCCCTTCACGAAGATGATCCAGTGCGTTTTGTCGTTCTTTCCGGTGCGCTGCCAGATCGCCGGTTTTTCGTCTGTGAGGGCGATGATCTGGCTAACCGGTATCTGGGTTTCGTTCCATTTGAAGATCAGCACGCCGTGTGGCCGCAGCACGCGGAAAGCCTCGGTGAACCCGGATCGCAGTTCATCGCGCCATGTTTCACGGTCGAGCTTCCCGTACTTCTTGCCCTGCCAGCCATTGGGACCTACGCGCTCAAGGTGCGGTGGGTCGAACACGACAACAGAGAAACTACCGTCTGCAAACGGCAGCGCTGTGAAGTCGGCGATCAGGTCCGGGGAGATAACCAGCTTTCTACCATCGCAAAGGGTGTGGCTCTCGCAGCGCTTGTCGCTGAATACAGCGCGCTCGTCCTCTTTGTCGAACCAGAACATGCGCGGTCCGCAGCACATATCGAGGATTGTTTTATCAGTCAGCATCTTCGGCCTCCTGGCGTTGCGCCGGGATCACTCCATCAACCGGCAGACACTCGTATTGCGAGGGTAATTTCTGCTGGTGGATATCCGCCAGGCAGTTACTTTTGTCTGGATATACCCAGCCTTGCGGCACAAATTCGCAGGGCTGATAGGTGTAGCAGACGAGCAGGAACAGGCCGAACATCACGCAGTCCTCTCGCTGGACAGCTGGTTATAACGCTGCATGAACATCGCCCTGGCCTGTACTGGATTGACTGGCGACACGAAAATGTCTTCGGAAGGGCGGATCCCGTTGAGCATTGGCCAAGGTGTCCCATCGTCAATGTCGAGGTCGCGGCGCTCGGTGGCCAGCATCACCAGATCGGCATGCTTGACGATCGGGCTGGTTGTGGCTGGAAGTCCGAATTTATACCGAATAACAAAATCAATATTATTTTCGATGCCGCGATAGTCGGGAATTAATTTTTTAAGCGGTGATGGAATATCTTTGCAATATGCTTCGTGCGCGTCATGTAGTAATGCTTCAAAAGCAAAACTAGGCGGGACAATTTTACTGGCAATTACACAATGCTGCGCCACGCTATAGAATTCAGGAATGTGACCATTGAAGCGGCATTCATGAGATAAGGCTTGCGCTATATCTTCAATGCAAATAGCGTCAACGGTTGGCGCTTCGTAATCAAAGCGTTTACCCGTAAAGGTTAAAATCCAAGACATAATTATTCTCCACACAGTTTTTGGCAACACTTCACCAAATACCCCATCGCTGGGGTATTTGAGGCTGTATTACTTATTTAAAAAATCAGGCTTTAAAATTACCGATGAAGGTTTCTACTGAGCCGCCATCGAATTTATCGATCAGCAGATCGCGAAACTCGTTGGCAATTGCCTCTTCCTGCGCTTCAAGTTGAACAATACGCAAGACGAAAAGCGGCTCGTCACTTTTCAGCAGGCTATTGCGAAGGCTGAACTTGCGTTCCCCGAGGCCTTCATACGGGGTGCAGGTGAATTCGAATGCAACCGGCATCACGTCTTTGCTGCTGGCTTCAATGCTTTGCATGAGTGATTTTTTACCGCTGAAATCACCGTCTTCATGATCTGCTTCTGACATTTGCTTAATGCTCACGCGGCGAACGGCACCGGCAGCCTGCGAGATAGACATTGCTTTACCCTCGGCATCAAATGCTTCCAGATAGTCGCTCCAGTCTTCCAGCCATTCGGCAATATTTTTCTGGCGCAGGCGATCGCCATCAATTGCCAGCAATGCACGGTATGGTGCGGTTTTCTTGAGTTTGATCGAGGCGACGTTATCTGCATGGCCTGGGTTCTCAAGGGAACCGATATTGAACACTGACCGTGCACTCATGTTGTCGGCGTCAATGAAGCAGCGTGCTGGCTCTTCCGCTTTGGCATAGCCAGTGGAGTAGCGAACAAAATCGGCAATGCTGGTTGTTTCCATGGCACCGCGGAAGCGGAAGCGTTCTAAGCCGAATCGCTCAAGGCTTTCAACGCCAACACCTTCAGGTAAAATTGCTGTCGGGCAGGCTAACCCTTCGATATCACGAAGGTGATAACCAGAAATCACCAGGTCTTTAACTTGTTGAATTGCTCCGCCATCTAATTGAGACATAAAATAATCCTTTGGGTTAATTAAATATAGCGTTTATGAATAAGGGCGCGTTATTACTTAGCGACCCGTAATTTACCGTCAGTGCCGCCATCTACTGTAAATAGCTGGCCTTGGTCTTCTTGCAGAATTGTTAACTTACCGCCTTTGCCAACGTACATTGGCGTTTCGGTGGTATCTTCTTCTGAAACTTTCCCGCGTGGTGTTGGGGTTACATATTTCAGTTGATGTTTGATACTGACGCGCTTTTCTTCAACCGAATTGCTTAAGCGATCAATATCGAGGGTAATAACAACTTTACCTTTCCCGCCGTTATTGAGAACGCCCAGTGCGGTATTGTTTAAAGCGCCTGAAAGTTTATTTACAAACACGCCGGCATCCAGCTCACCCAGAAAGTCCGGTACATTGGTTTTGCGGTCTTCACTCATAAAATAGTCCTCACACGAAGCGGCGATCGCCGCGGTTTTCTCCACACACCAGGTGGCGCACCGCGCCGGGCTATACTGTGTAGAAATTAATAAGGAAACCGGCACAGTACGCCACCTGATGTGTAAAAAGGGCGGCCAGCCTATGAACATTATCTTCATCCTCCTGGTGTTGGTGGGTTGAAGTTCGGCATGGCCGCCAAAGACTACACACAGCAATTCATTGGTTGTGACACCAGGGCGCTACCCCTGCTTATTTCCGGCCGCTCAGTTCGCTGTATTGGCGGTATGGTGGCCGCACAGCCGATTTCCGGTCTTCCTCCCGCCTGCGGTGCAGTGCGCTTGCACACATCACAACGGAAAGAGCACTGCCTTTGACCACCTTACGCCGCGTTGCCCGTAACGTTGCCTTTGCGACCTAACTACCTTGCCGCCAGGGGAAGTTACACAGGTGCTGGCCATATATCCGGTGCAATGCTCTTGCCTGTTGTGTGCTGACCTTCCAGCCAGCCTGGTGGGGATTGCAAGCGAACCGCTGAACTTACCCACTTGGCGGAATCACCAATCGGATGCCGCCGCATAACTCCGAATGGCTTTACTGCTGGTTGTAGTGGCTGGCGGACAACGCCCCTGAAGTCCACCAGCCAGATCCACAACGGTATGCTCACTCATGAGTTAGGATCCTCCACCGCTCCCAGAATTGAGGGAAAGGGCGAGTGAGCATGCCGTTGTGCGCCCCGTAGGGCGCGGTGGGTGTTAGTTGTTCACGCGTTCCAGCGTTGCCCGGTGGTTTCCCTGAAACGTCCAGTCGCGTTTTTTTCCGAAATATCCGGGGATCTCATTCCCACTAAGCCAAACGCCATTGGCAATGGTTGTTTTTTCTGGCCCCATGTCGTCGCGGTAAGGCTGTGAAATGTGGCGCACGCTCGATATTTCAAACAGCGCACCGTAAAAACTGATCTTGTCACCAACCTTTAGATCGATGGTTCGAATGCTCGTAGTTATCGTGTAACCCTCTGCTGTAAGCTTGGTTCAGCGAATCATCCCGTTTTTCATGCGCCTCGGGCTGCTACTTCGTGGGCGTCCTGCCTGTTCGCTGTTGATGATGTGATATTAGGTAATGCCTAATTTTATGTCAATAGGCGATGCCTAATATTTTGGTCGAAAAAAATCATTGGGAATGAGGGGTAAAACAAGGTGGGAGTTAAGTTAGTGACTTTCCATCAGACCATACGAGTTTAAGTACCGGTCTTTTTGGGAGTGGTGCTTTTAACTAACGGTTTGTTTTCAGAGAGATATTTTTTAACTTTTGTATCAAGCGTACTAACATATGCCCGTACATCTGCATCAACCCAGGTTGGTTCAGATTCGCCAATTGATAATAAAAAAGCGACAATTACGCGTCTTTCTTCTGAAGCATGCGAGTAGGCATCATAAATTCTATGCCCCTCTGACAGCTCGCCTAGCAGTGTGGAAGAGTTACACATTAGGGGGGGGAACTCTTTCAGCCCCCAGTGCTCCGGGCCTACTACATCCGAGAAATAACCCCATAATTCCGGCAACTTGTCTTTACTGATTGAGCCTTTCTTGATCCAGTCATGAATTGATGGGGGTTTAATTTTGAAATGACGAGCGATCTCCGCCTTGGTCTTGACGGCACCCGAAGAAATTTTCCTGTTAATGGCCTGCTCGATCGCATGACCTAACTCTTTACCGCTAAGCATTGCCTAATGATCCTCACAATTATGTGGTTAGGCAATTCCTATTGACTGTATATTAGGCGTCGCCTAACATTGTGCAAGTGGAAAACTAGGAGCCTAATTTGTGAAAAAAGAAAATTCAGTACTCAAACAGGCCTGCATAGACCTAGGGGGGCAGGCTGCAATGGCCAGACTCTTAGGGGTTTCAGCACCAACCATTAACCAATGGATTAATGGAATAAGGCAGATACCGGCGGAGCGATGCCCTGAAATTGAAAAGGCAACATCTGGAGCAGTGACATGCGAACAGCTACGTCCAGATGTTGATTGGACATACCTGCGCGGTACGCGTCCTTGCTCTTCAGGTCAGGAATCTAGCGCAGCCTGAACTGAAAACGGAGTCTACCGCCCCGGCGGGATAACAGTAACTACCAAAGGAAAATCAACATGGTAGAGCCAAATTTGAAAGATGTAGTGAAAGGCATGTGTAAGGCGGTTGCTGGTGGCCGATCGGCGATGGCTGGAGCACTGGGCATGTCGGAAACGGCGTTCAACAACAACCTCTACGAGAAGAACGGTTGCCGCTTCTTCGAGATCGGCGAGTTGGAAGCGATGGAGGATATCTCGGGCACCAACCTGCTGACCGAATATTTCGCCCGTCGCCGGGGTTTGCTGGTGGTTGAGATCCCCGCTCTTGACGAATTGGACCAGGTGGAATTGTTCAGCAAAAGCATCCGCACCGCCGCACACCGTGGGCATGTGGATCAGATCATTCAGGAGTCGCTTGCTGATGGCGTCATTGATGAGAAAGAGGCTGCCGAGATCATGCGTTATCACCGTAAGCACCTGCAGGCTCGTGATGCAGAGGTTAGGGCGGTGCTGGCGCTGTTTGGCAAAAAGGCCAAGTGCCAGAAAGGGTAACGCCCAGAGGTTGCAGCCCCTGGACGTCGGTGCGAGTAAATCAGTGTGTGGAGAAATAATCGCATGAGCAATTTAACCAGAAATTCTATGGTGCCGCAAATCCGCTGCCGTGCAATGACTGGCGGTAATTCTGCGTCGCCGTTCCGGTATGAGGTCAATGTACTGGGTCGGTGGATTGCCAGCAACTACCAGTTTGCTCGATGGGTGGTAGATGGCGGCGCCTGGTTGTCACGACACAGTGAGGTGAAGAATGACTAATCTACCAGCGACCGGGATCACTATGACCAGCCTGGAGCTGGTGGACTACATCAACGCTGAGCGTGAGTCGAAAGCGATCGCCGCCGGCGCCCCGTTCCCGAGCAAGGGCCATACCCGTTTGCGCCATGCTGATTTTATGGCGAAGGCGCCGCGGGTATTGGGTGAAAACCACTCAACGAAATTTTTCGCTCAGTACACCGACCCGACCGGGCGCGATCTTCCATGTCTGCACTTACCCAAGCGCGAAGCCTGCCTGATGGCCATGAGTTACAGCTACGAGATACAGGCGAAGGTGTTCGACCGCATGACAGCGCTGGAGCAGGCCAACGTACCGGCGCCACAGCTGCCGGCGACCAAGACTGACCAGATCCAGGCCGGGTTGTTGATCGTGGAGTCCGCTACCAAGCTGCTGAACCTCTCTCAGTCGTCACGTCTGGGGGCATTGCAGAAGCTGCAAGAGCTGGCTGGCCTGCCGGCACTGATGCCGGTATACGCCATTGATGCGCCATCGGATGCCGTTGACGGCTCCAGCCGGCCGACAGCGGCGATCACCACTCTGTTGAAGCTGAACAGCAGCACGATGAGCACGCCGGTGGCATATCGCATTCTGGAGCGGTTGCGGATAGTCGAGCGCAAAAGCCGCCCCAGCCGGCGCCACGGTGAAAAACATTTCTGGTCGATCACCGGCCCCGGTCTGCGGTTTGGTAAAAACATCACCTCGCCGAACAACCCGCGGGAAACCCAGCCCCATTTCTATGAATCGCGCTTCCCAGAGTTGCTGCAGCGCATTTACGACGAGTGGAGGCGCGGCTAATGGCGGCTAATTACCCAGATATCGGCAGTCGTTGGCGTGATCAGCATGGTCACGTAGTCGTCATTGCCGAGCATGACATTGAAAATCAGAAAGTTGTTTACCAGCGCCCAGGCTACGAGTGGCATTGTGCTTGCCCTCTGATCATCTTCTGGGCCCGTTTTACCAGGACTATTTTATGAGTACGAAATTGACCGCATACGTGTGGGACGGTTGCGCGGCGGCGGGCATGAAACTGTCCATGGTAGCCATAATGGCGCGCCTGGCTGACTTTTCCTCGGATGAAGGCCTGTGCTGGCCCTCAGTGAAGACGATCGCCCGTCAGATTGGCGCCAGCGAAAGCACGGTGAGCGCGTCGCTGGCCAAACTGGAAAAAGACGGCTGGATCACCCGCCAACAGCGCCGGAAAGGCAACCGCAACACCTCAAGCATGACGCAGCTGAACGTTGAGATGCTTCGCGCTGCTGCAAATTCTCACCCTCCAGAATCTGAGGCCTCAAAATCTGATACATCAAAATTTGATACCTCAAAATCTGACCCGTCAAAATCCAGCAACACAGGGCGTTTTGACCCTCCAGAATCTGGATACGATCCGTCAGTAAATTCAAAACATGATCCGTCAGATAAAAACACTTTTGGTCAACCGCCGGCGGCGGCAGACCAGGGGGATGTTGTTTCTGAAGAAATTCACATCACTGACCAGGCCATTCTGGTGCTGAAACACCTGAACCAACTGACGGGCGCCAAATACACCACGGCCAAATCCACCCTGCAGAACATCCGGGCTCGGCTGGTGGACGGACACACGCTGGAGGAACTCAAGCTGGTGGTGGAATACCTCGTTGATCGCTGGCTGGGCACCAAATGGGCCAAGCACCTGAACCCGGAAGCTATGTTCAAGCCGGTCAAGTTCCCGGGCAACCTGCTGGCGGCTACAGCCTGGCATGACGGCGGGCGCAAGCCAGAGCAAGCCCGTTCGGCGCCGGCGGCCTGCGCAGAGCGTGACGCGGCCTATCGTCGTTTCATCGGTAGCAGTCTGCCGCTTCAAAACCCGGGCGAGCTGGAGACGTTGGCGAGAACTGAGGCCAGCAAAGCCGGAGTGCGCACCATGCAGCCGAGTTACGCGGTGCCGGCATGGAACCGCATTTGGGCAGATTGCGCCCAGCGCCTGAACGGAGGGAAGGCCGCATGAAACCAGTAACCAAACAAATTTGTGGCGTTACCGTCTTCCCGCTGGTGGCTGTACTGCAGCAGGTTCGCCGCTGGTGGTCTATCCGAGGGCTGCGAAGCCATTGGGCTGCTGATCAGGGTGTGCGCCGCATTGCTCGTGAGCGTGACTGGCAAGGCGTATTGGCATGTTTCAACATCGAGCACCGTTATAGCTTCATCAAATTGTTGGCAAAGGCAGAGCAGCAAAGGGGGATCCTGTGACATATCAACTTAACGTTGGCCGCTGTGAAGAGGTCCTGCGCGGCATGGCCGATAACTCTGTTGACGCCATAGTAACCGATCCTCCTTACGGCCTGAGCTTCATGGGGCATAAGTGGGATTACCAGGTGCCTACGGTAGATCAGTGGACAGAATGCCTGCGGGTGCTGAAGCCTGGCGGCCATCTGCTTGCTTTTGGTGGCGCCCGTACCTATCACCGCCTGGTGGTAAATATCGAGGATGCCGGCTTTGAAATTCGTGATCAGCTGATGTGGATTTATGGCAGCGGGTTCCCGAAATCAAAAAACCTTACGGGGGAACACGCTGGCAAAGGTACCGGATTAAAGCCGGCACATGAGCCGATCGTCATGGCGCGCAAACCGCTATCAGGTACCGTCGATAGAAATGTAAGTGATTTCGGTACCGGCGCGCTGAATATTGCTCTATGCCGGGTTGGTACTGACAGTGTGTCAACTCACTCAAGAGGTTCGAATGCTGCTTTTCCTAAGCGCCCCGGGGAATCAACTGTTGAGGAAAGCGGGCGAACTGTCGATCAACGCGACAAGCTTGATCACTCAGAACGATTGGGCCGCTGGCCTGCAAACGTTCTGCATGATGGAAGTGAAGAGGTTATAACCGAGTTTCCTCAAAATGCCGGCGCCCGGGCACCAGTGAAGGGAACTGAGCCAACAGCCAATGGTTTCAGCGGCCCAGTTAAGTTTGGCGGCATGATTGATAGGGTTGCCAGTTACCACCATGGTGATCAGGGTAGTGCTGCGAGATTCTTCTATTGTGCAAAGGTCAGTAAATCGGAGCGTGATGAAGGGATGGAGCGTTTTGTGCCGTTCACCGCCAGCGACATGACCGGCGGAAGAAAAGAGGGGAGCGTTGGCCTTAACGATCCACGCGCAGGCGCAGGACGTACTGGCGGGGCCAGGAATAACCACCCGACAGTGAAACCTGTTGAGTTGATGCGCTACCTTTGCCGTTTGGTTACACCCGCTGGTGGCGTAGTTCTCGATCCATTCATGGGCTCAGGTTCAACAGGTAAAGCGGCTCTGCTTGAGGGGTATAGCTTTGTTGGCGTTGAGTTGGATCCTGACCATTTAACCACTGCCGCCGCGCGCATTGCACACTCGGCTAAGGCGGTAAGCGGATTATGAGGATGTTGTTAACCCCTTACCTACAGCGTGATCTGGGCGTGGTACTGCTGCGCCCTGGTAGTGAACTGTTGCACTATTTCAGCGGCCAGCGCCGGCTGCTGATTGCCAACGAGCCAGAAGAGCTAAAACCGCTCCCATCGGGTTTGCTGCCGGTAGCCGATCAGAGCCTGGCCAATGATCCGCGGTTGTCGCCATTCTTCCTGCATGAGCGAGTTATTGGCGCTGCTGGTGGTGTTACTGCGCTGCGTGAGTGGCTGAGCCGCGGCACCGAGTGCCAGTGGCCACATGGCGACGGTTATCACAATCACAACATGGATATTCTGGATTATGACGGCTTGCCTGTCCGTTTGTGCTGGCACCATGAACACCTGCTGCGGGAGCAAACCCACCCGACGCTGGACGCTTTGGCGAAGCAGAATGTTGCGGACTGGCTGATGTACCGGGCCCGAACGCACTTTCGGTTTAAGGAAGACCACCAGCTGAGCCTGCCGGAATTATGCTGGTGGGCCGTGCTAAATGGTGTTTCCGATCTGCTGCCTGATTCGGTGGCGCGCTCGGCATTGCGCCTTCCACCAGCACCAGACGAAACAGGCACGCGTAAAGAGTCGGATATCGTTTGGGAGAAAGCGCCGAAGGCGATCATCAATGAGCGCGTGGAGAAGGTTAAGCCGGCGTTGCTCGTTGATGTGGACCCGGCGCCGCCGGCGGGCTTTATGTTGCGGCCAAAATTGACGCGCTGGGAATGCGAAAAGTACACCCAGTGGGTGAAGTCGCAGCCGTGCTGCTGTGGTTGCGGCCTGCCGGCAGACGACCCGCATCACATCATCGATCACGGCCTGGGCGGTACTGGCACCAAGCCTCACGACATTTTCACCATTCCTCTGACCCGCAAATGCCATAACGAATTGCATGATGATGTAGCGGCATGGGAGGCCAAGCACGGCAGCCAGCTGTTCCACCTGGTGCTCACGTTGAATAAGGCATTTGGGATTGGGGCGATCACCACGGCAAACAAACGCGGGGTAAAGGCATGAATATTGAAACGGCATTGAAACACTTTAGCCCGAAAAGTTTGCATATCTCTGACACCTCCCGAGCTACTGCAAGTGAAGATTTAACGGGCACTGACATTATGGCTGCGCTTGGAATGGTAGAGGCGAAAGCTGCATTTGGGATGGCGCTGTGCTTGGGGAAATATGGCGTCAGCAAAGAAGACCGGGATCGCTCGGTCGATATGCTAACGCAATTTGCCAGCCAAAAGGCGCCTAGGGCGATAAAGCGAGCCGCCGGCGCCAAATTAGGCCGTTGTCTGCGCATCATGGCTGCCATGGCCTACGGTGAATTTTGCCGGTCTGCGTTATCAGCAGAATCCTGCTCGTGTTGCCAGGGCCGGGGGCTGGTTCGCAAAACCCAGATAAATCGTAACGAGCTGGCGATCCTGTGGGAAGAAAATAAATTCAGAATTAAGAATGGGTTGTGGATGTTGAAGGAAAGCAGCCAGCCACCAGCAAAGACCGTATGGGAAGATGTTACTATGGTGGTCTGTCCAGTATGTAGCGGTAAAGGCAAGGTTAGCGCTCGTTGCCGTTGCCAGGGGACCGGTACCGTTCTGGACAAAAAGGCGAGTGAACTTCAAGGTGTTCCGGTCATGAAGGACTGCCCGAAATGTAAGGGTAGGGGATTTAAACGGGTTCAACCGTCAGTCATACACCATGCGGTTAAAAAGCTGATCCCTGAACTGCCTGAGCGTACATGGCGTTATAGCTGGAAACCGTTTTACGAATCGCTGCTTACCAAATGCTACCAGGAAGAGAGCGAATTGGAGCGTATTTTCAGTAAGGTCACCCGGTGAAAAACTGGCCGCTTGCAAAAGTTGCCGTTTTTTCCTAATATCAAACCTAACGATGGGGTTTGTACGCCCGTTAAAGAAAAGTCCGCCAGCGCGCGGGCTTTTTTTGTGCGCGAATGTAAAGATAACCATATGGTATTGTGTGGTTAATGGGGAATGTTTTAGAATTCGCCACCTTGGCCCTTTAGCTCAGTTGGTTAGAGCAGTCGGCTCATAACTGATTGGTCGCTGGTTCAAGTCCAGCAAGGGCCACCAACGCGGTCATCGTATAATGGCTATTACCTCAGCCTTCCAAGCTGATGATGCGGGTTCGATTCCCGCTGACCGCTCCAGAAAATGCTTTTCAGCCTGCGATGAAGGGATCCCCGGAGTGGCTGGGAAGCGCCTCAGAAAGGCGCATTCAGTTTGATATGCACTATCGAATCCTTCACCTGGGATTTTGAGTGCGCCCCTCTGATGTGAAGTGACAGTCGGGAAAGACCGGCACCTATTTTGACCCTGGCTTAACTCGCCGGGGTTTTTGCGTTTTAGTGGGTCAGATTTCAGCCGCTGGTGGTGTTTTCCATCGGTAGTGATCCACCAGCGACAATTACAAACCAAGAACTCGCGTCAATTACAGGCTGCCATTTGGCGGCCTTTTTCGTTTTACAACCCGATGAACGGGCCAAGCCCCGGCGAGGGGGAAGGATGAAATCCATGCCGGAAAAAATCGCAGATAGTGCCACGCATGGCGGCTGGTTGGTTGGCCTGCTGCTCGGGGCAATAAATTATTTCTCGCCCAGTGAGTGGATGGTGATCGGTATTTTCGTCGGCATCCTCAGCTCTGTCATCGGGTGCGTTGTGGGTATTTGGTTCCGATGCCGGCGAGAAAGGTTGCTGAAAATGTACCTCATTGACCGCTCAAACAAGAACATCAGCGCGCAGGACGTTGACCTGATAGGGGGCGAGTAGTGGCTTCGATAAAAACCAAACTCAGCGCCGCTATGCTGGCGTTGATTGCTGCCGGCGCATCGGCCCCGGTCATGATGTCGCAGTTTCAGGATGAAAAAGAAGGCCAGCGCCTGACTGCATACCAGGACGGTGTCGGCATCTGGACAATTTGCGGCGGTGTGACGATGGTCAACGGCCAAAAGGTCGTTAAGGGCCAGCGCCTGACCGCTGAGCAGTGCAAGCAGATTGACGCAGTCGAGCAGAAAAAGGCACTCGATTGGGTGGATCGGAACGTCAAGGTAACGCTGACCGAACC